CGCGCAGGCGTGGTGGTGCCGGGGTTCGGCATCACTTTTTCTCCTTCTTGGCGGGGAGGAAGGCGACCAGGCGGTCGCGGATGATGCCGGGCAGCTCACCGGCCGCGGTCGCGCAGCCGGTGATGAAGCCGGGCGCGGTCTTGAAGGCGACCATCCCGAGCATGAAGCCGAGCGCCTGGAGGACGAAGGGGTGGAACGGGTAGACCGCACCAGCCGCCCGCTGCACGAAATAGCTGACGACGACGCCGACCCAGAGCTGCGTCGCGCGCTGCCCCCAGGTGAGGTCCGGATCGTACAGCATGCTGACGATCGACCCGAGCGCGGGCGGGACGAGCGAGCCGAGAAAGGCGAGCAGCCCTTCGGCCAGGTCATGGAGGAGCTTGTGCATCGTCAGTCCCACAGGTTGACGACATCGGTGCGCACGGGGACGGCCGGCGCGGCGATGGCGGGAAGGTTTACGGACAGCCCCTTGGGCAGGATCGGGCCGCGCGCGGCGATGCCGGGATTGGCGGCGAGCACCGCCGACAGATCGGCGGGGCCGAGCCCGCGCTCGCGCCAGATCAGCGCATCGAGCGTATCGCCGTCGCGTGCGCGAACCGTGTCGAGCGTTGCCATCAGATCAGCTCGACACAGGTGCGCGTGACCGCGAGCATGTCGCGAATGGCGTGCAAAGAATCGCGGCGCAGCTCGGCGACGCTGGGATCGAGATCTTCCGCCTTGCGCTGCCCGGCGCCGGTGAGATCGACGTCGCGGTATCGCTCGACAACTTCGGCCTTGGCGGCGGTGAAGACGGCGCGGCGATAGAGCAGCACCAGCGTGCTGATGCCGTCGATCGTCGAGGCGGTCACGTCGTCCAGGCGGAGGATCCCTGCCGCGCGATGTCCGGCGGCCCAGGCAGCGAGATCGCGTCCGACCGTCAGGATGCCCGCGATCAGCGCTTCGCGCGCCCGCGCGGGCGTGACCGCGTCGCGGATGCGGTGCTGCTCGCGGAACATGACCGGGTCGATGTCGGGGAAGAAGCCATCGTTCCGGATGAGCGCCGGGGCTGGCGTATCCACGTCGGGCAGGACGGTCGCGATGATGGTCATGGGGACGGTCCTTGATTTCACGGGGGTGGGGATCAGGTCGAGCGACGGCCCTTTGGCCCGAAGGCCTCCCGTCTCGCGTGATCCGTCCCCGAGCGCCGGGGGCGAGCTTGGTTCAGCCGGCGGTGTCGCCGGCCTCGGATTTCGTGGCGGCAATCTTCGCCTTTTCGAGACCGCGCAGCATGGCCTTCACGCCGACGCGGTCGTGCAGATCCTGCGCGCGCGTCAGCATCGCCGTGGCGCGGTCGATCGTCGGGATGATGGCGTCACCGGTGGACATGCCCGCCGCGCGAATCAGCTCGGCGCCGATCGCCTTGAACAGCTTGGCGCGCGGCTGGTCATGCATGTCGATGCCGTCGGTCAGCAGCTCGACGGCCTCAAGCACGTCGAGCGGGAAAGGATCGCCGCGAACCTGCATTTTGAGCGCGGCGTCGGCGATCTCCTCGAGCACCAGCGTGGCAGCGTCGCGCTCGTATCGCTTGGGCATGGGGATTGAGAAGCGCAGCACGAAGCGGGCGAGCGCCAGCGCCCGGCTCCAGTCGCCCACGTCCATGCACCAGACCATGATGGTCGGCAGCACGTCGTCGGCGCCGGTCGGCTCCAGCGTGCTGGTGTCGGCACTGCTGCCGGCATCGAGCAGCCCGTCGCACCATGCGCGGTAGTCGGGCAGCATCTCGCGCTTGGCGGCGACCTTGCGGTCGATCGACTTGATCTGTTTCAGCCGCTGCATGTCATGGCGCAGCCGCATGGATATCGTGGCCGCGGCGCGCGCGGCCGGCGTGTTGCCGGCGGGCACGAGCGGTTGGTCCGCCGCGGCCGGTTTGGCGACCGCGGCGGTGCGGGTGTGCCCGCCCCCGGAGGCAGGAGCAGACGCCGCTTTCATGGCTAGGATTTGTTCCTGGCGTCGAGCGAAGCTCATGGCGTGTCCTGTGGGGGCGGGAACGGGGGGAAAGGGTTAGCCGCCAGCCGGCGCGCGCGCGGCGGGCGACTTGCCCATGACGATGTTCTCGATCAGCGCAGCCTTGCCCATGTCCTCGACGACATAGGCATGATTCACGCTCTCGTAGTTTTCGATCTGGTCGCGCTTGGCGTTGTCCTCGATCTTGCGCCGCTCGGTGCCGATCTGTTCGTAGACCGACAGGTTGGCGAGCGTGGTGATGAGGATGGCGTTCTTCGGGAATTTTGGGACGCGCACCGCGCTGAGGCCACCGATTTTCTTGTCGGAGAGCAGCACGTCGCGCGCGAGCTGTTCGGTCGCGCGGTCGCCCGATGCGTTGACGATCGAGAAATACTTGTCGTTGACCAGCTCGCGCCCGACGATCGCGACCAGGTCGGTATCCTCGCGGTAATTCTCGTGCAGCAGCTCGATGCCCGCGAACACCAGCGCGTCGATATTGACGTAGTCGACCTCGGTGCCGACCTCCCCGGCGCCGACATAAATCGCGCCGGCCGCGGTCACGACACCGTCCGCGTCGCGCGTCTCCGCCTTCAGCTCGCCGCCCGCGGCATGCCGCTCGGGCGCATCCTCACGGATATGCTGGAGCCAGCCCTTGTTGACGTCCTGAAGCAGCGGATAGGCGACCGGGTCGGTATCCTTCGCCACGAACAGGCCGTTGAAGCCGATGGTGATGATGTCGACCGCCTTGGCACTGACGATCGCGTCGCGCAGCAGCGTCTGGAAATTGGGCTGATGCGCCCAGGCGTCGAGCGTCTCGTAGCGGATCAGCGTGTCGAAGTCGGTCTTCTCGCAGCGATAGCGCGTCTCGTCGAGGTCGCCCGGATAGCGCGGGCTGCGGTCCTTGGTGCGCGTGTCGGTGCGGCTGGCGATCGTGCCCTTCACGCCGACGCCGACCTTGTCGCCCTCCTGCGCCACCACCGGGATGATGTTGATCTTCGACAGGAAGTCGCTCGATCCCTTCAGCTTGGCACGCAGCGTCTGCGCAATGGCGGGCAGCACCTCGAAGGCGCGGCTGGGGTCGGCGACGTTGTTCAGCTTGCCGATCTGCTGGGTATAGGCGTCGTACTTGGTGCGGGTGGCGTTGAGCATCGGGGCGGTTCCTGTGAAAGCGGTCTGACGGGGCGGTCGGTGTCGGGCGCGGCGGATCAGCAGTCGGTGACGGCGTCGTCCCCCGCCCCCGATGCGGGCGGGCGCGAGAAGCCGGGCTGCTCGGTGGCGGCCAGCTGCGTCTTCAGCGTCGCCAGTTCGCGCTGCAGCGAGGCATGCGCATCCGTGACCGGCTTCAGCGCCGCGGTCAGCGAGCCGCTGAACGCGGTGCGCATGTCGGTGGCGAAGGTCGCCGGGTCGAAATTGTCGTTGGCGGGCGGCGGCGTGACGGGCTCGGCGGGTTTGAATTTGGCGGCGACGGCCGAGAACAGGCGATCGACGATGCTGTCGACCTTCTCCTGTTCGGCCTGCTTCGCCTCGAATTCGATCGCGACGGCGTCGGATCCCGAGGCGAACACCGTGCCGGGCGCGCGGTGCGAGAATTGCAGGCGCTCGGTGCCAATCGACGCGGGCGTATCGGTGAAGGCCAGGCCGATGATGCCGAACTTGCCGCTGCCGGCATAATTGGGGGTAAGTTCGACCGACGGGAATGGCTTCTGATCGGCCCTGGCGAGCGCGACCAGCTGGTCGTTGCCCTCGACGATCGCATACAGCGCGCGGCGCTTCTCGCTCCTGCCGGCGATGACGATGTCGTCGGTCTTGGCTTCGAGCGAGACGACGTCGCCATAGCCGTTGAAGGGCGGCTCCGGGCTGTAGCCGGAAACATGCTCGAGGTTGATCCGCGGGGAATAGGTCGCAGGCGCGAAGGTCGCGACGCACTCGTCGATCATCTCGGGCGTGACCTTGCGGCCATCGCTGATGGTCTCGCCTTCAACGAAGGCGCGGAACGGCTTGCTCTTGGTGCCCATGGCGGCTGATCCTCGGTTCGATTGCGGCGCGCCGGGCGCCGTTTGTTGGATCGAACAGGGACGAAGACAGCCGCAGTCTCAAGCGGCCGATCTTGTAGAATCGTTTTCTACAAGAGACGGGGACGGCGTGAGCCGTCAATCACACGGTGGTTTTGAATCGCAGACAGCACGTTTTGGTGCAAATTTTGATTTCCGCATCAGGACTGTGCTGAATTGGGAGGACAGCAGAACTTAGCTGCTCTTGTTGCCGACCTGCGCTGCTTCAATTTTCCAGCGAGGGTTCTGGCTTGGTGCAGTGCCCTCCACCCCATAGGCATTGCCGACTACTACGATCTTACGACCGTTCAGTTTAAATTGTCCCGAGCCTTCGGTGAGAGCGCCATGAGCGCGGACAAGGATGGCCGTATCTTCTGGGAGCGACCTTGCTGGCGTCAGCGTCACGTAGCAGCGGGGTGTTACGCCGAAAGCGAGGGGAAAACCAAGATGGGTCGGTTCTCTATAGGACGGGTTTTGTGTCGCGATCGTGCATTTTCGGTCTTCGCTGGCTTTGATGGCCCAGAGAATCTGATTTGAGCTAACGACTTCAATGTAGCTCGCCTGCACCTGCGAACCACCCCATTTAAAAGGCCAAATACCGGGAAATTCTGCGTTGAAAAATAGTCTGCCTGCGGTGAATGATGACGTGATTTTATATCTGGGCGGCTGGCAAGCCGGCAGCGTCAACGCCAGGACAAGCGAACAAAAGGCAATCCACCGCGGCATAGGAACATCCATGCGTATGGTATGGCGTCCACCCCCAATGTCCGCAACTGGGCGTAAGGGAAATGGCCGCAGTTGGTGGAGCGCGGACGGTCCGCGTCCCGCAGTAGCGTAGCAGATCCAAGAGCCGCTACTTTAAAGGTATTTCGATTGTCACTAAGGCCTCAGCATGATCGAAGATTCACTCTTTCCTCATTTACGAAAGGCTTGGCCGTTTGGCTGTCTTACGGTCGGAATTTTTGCGTCTGGCATCGGTAGTATTGTACTGGCGGGCAATCTTTTGGGTACATGCGATCCTTCAATAGGTTGTGGAGAAAGGCATGTTTGGGTCAGTCTAGGATGGACGCTATTGATCTCTTCATTATTCGCCGGACCAATATGGCTGGTCTGCGGGATTCTCAGGAGGCTAGTTTACGCTTCGGCTGGCGCATTTATGACCAGCTTCCTTCTGACGTTCGTGGTGGTTATTACAGTGACACTCTGCTTCAGCCCTGCCGTCGACCTTCTATTTAGAATTGATAAATGAGAATCCTGAGGATCCGCAGCAGATGTGGGCGTGCCCCAAATCGGTCAGCGTTGGTCGGCGCTTTGCTTACCTATAGCCATGTGACCTAACATCACGGCTGCTGCCTGCGTATCTGTGTTTTGGCGTAAGCGGAATTGCCAGAATTGCGCGTAAGCAGGATGGCGGCTTTCCGGCTCTAGCCGCGACCTTGCTTCCATGAACGGCATCCTCAATCCGACGCTCTTGTAGAAAGACATTCTACAAGAGAGGTGGGAAGCAGTTGGTCGGAAGGCGTGGCTAGGCTCGCCGACCATGTCGATCCTTGCCGACCCGCTTACCCTGCCCGTCGAAGAACGGGTGCGCCCTGCGCGCAGCCTGTACTGGCGCGGCTGGAGTTTGGCGCAGATCGCCGACGAGCTGGCGGTCAAGTACGACACGGTGAAAAGCTGGGCGCGGCGTCACGGCTGGGATGACGCCCCGTCGATCCGCAAGCTGGAGGACTGCCTTGAAACGCGCCTGATGGTGCTGATCTGCAAGGAGAAGAAGACCGGCGCCGATTATACCGAGCTGGACGCGCTGCGCCGTCAGATCGAGAGCCTGGCGAAGGTGCGCCGCTACGAGGCACCTGGCGGGCATTCTGGCGACCTGAACGACAAAGTCGCCAACCGCAACGCGGGCGAGAAGAAGAAGGCGAAGAAGAACCACTTCACCGCCGACCAGGCGGCCGAGCTGAAGGCGATCTTCCTCGACCAGCTCTATGGCTATCAGGAGGCATGGTTCGCGGCGCTGACGTTCCGCACGCGGATGATCCTCAAATCACGGCAGATCGGCGCGACCTATTATTTCGCTTTCGAGGCGTTGATCGACGCGATTGAGACCGGCCGCAACCAGATCTTCCTGTCGGCGTCGAAGGCGCAGGCACACCAGTTCCGCAGCTACATCGTCAGCTTCGCCAAGCTGGTCGGCGTCAGCCTGACCGGCGATCCGATGCTGATTACCAGCGAACTGCGCCCGGCCGAAGAGGCCGCGGCTGAGCTGCATTTTCTCGGGACCAATTTCCGCACCGCGCAGGGGCGGCACGGCAATTTCTATTTCGACGAGTTCTTCTGGGTTCACAGTTTCGAGGAGCTAAACAAGGTCGCCTCGGGTATGGCGACGCACAGGAAATGGCGCAAAACCTATTTCTCGACGCCGTCGACGATCGCGCATCCGGCCTATCCCTATTGGACTGGCGAGCGGCGCAACAAGCGGCGTCGCAAGGAAAACCGCGTCGAGATCGATGTCAGCCACGCCGCGCTGAAGGACGGCGCGCAAGGGCCCGACCGCGTGTGGCGGCACATCGTCAACATCCGCGACGCCGAGGAAGCCGGCTGCGACCTATTCGATATCGAGGAGCTCGAGGACGAATATGCGCCCGACGAATTCGCCAACCTGTTCCTGTGCGATTTCGTCGACGACAGCCTGTCCGCGTTTCGGTTCAACGACCTGGTCAAATGCGGCGTCGATACCGTCGAGGAATGGACAGACTACAACCCGGACGCCGAGCGCCCGTTCGGCACCGGTATCGTCTGGGCCAGCTACGATCCGCAGAACAGCGTCGACGGCGACAATGCTGCGCTGGTGATCGCCGCGCCGCCCGCCGAGCAAGGCGCGCCGTTCCGGCTGCTGGAGAAGCACCAGCTGCGCGGGCTCGATTTCGAGGAGCAGGCCACCTTCATCAAGGGCGTACTGTCGCGCTACACCTGCACCTTCCTCGCGATCGACGCGACCGGCGTCGGCGCCGGCGTCTATCAGCTCCTCGCCAAACCCGAGGCCGGCCTGCGCGGCGTCACCAAGGTGGAATATTCGCTCGAGGTGAAGGCACAGATGATCATGAAGGCGCAGCACGTCATCGCGCGCGGCCGCATGCTGTTCGATGCCGGCTGGCTCGACGTCGTGTCGTCCTTCGTCTCGATCAAGAAGACGCTGACCACCTCGGGACGCAACGTCACCTTCAAGGCGGGGCGCGGCGGTGACGAGGGTCACGCCGATCTCGCCTGGGCAACGATGCAGCTGCTCAACAACGAACCGCTCGACGGCAAGGAAAAGCCGAAGGCCACCATGGAGATCCTGTAATGGGCAAGGGACGCGCGCGCCGCATGAGCCGCACTGATACAGGCCACGGCGGTGCGATCGCCATGGCGCAGGCGCCGTCGACCGCGGTCGAGGCGTTCACCTTTGGCGATCCCGAACCGGTCAACAGCCGGCGTGAGGTGCTCGACCTGCTCCAGTGCTGGCACAACGGCCGCTGGTACGAACCGCCGATCAGCGTCGAGGGGCTGGCGCGATCGTTCCGCGCGAGCCCGCATCACAGCTCGGCGATCCTGCTGAAACGCAACCTGCTGGTGCGGTCGTTCATGCCGACCGCCTGGCTCTCGCGCGCGACGTTCGAAAAGCTGGTGCAGGATTATCTGATCTTCGGTTTCGGCTTTGTCGAGCAACGCCGCAGCGTGCTGGGCGATCTGCTCCGCCTCGACCATGCGCTCGCCAAGTTCACGCGCCGCGGCGTCGAGGCGGGGCGTTATTTCTTCGCGCCCGGCGGGGCGATCGAGACCGAGTTCCGGCTGAACAGCGTGATCCAGATCATGCAGCCCGACATCAACCAGGAGCTGTACGGCGTACCGGAATATCTCTCGGCGCTGCAATCTGCGCTGTTGAACGAGGCGGCAACGCTGTTCCGCCGCAAATATTATCTCAACGGCAGTCATGCGGGCTTCATCCTGCACGCGACGGGCGAGTTCTCCGACGGCGACGTGCAGGCGATCCGCACCGCGCTGAAGCAGTCGAAGGGGCCGGGCAATTTCAAGAACCTGTTCGTCCACCAGCCGGGCGGCAAGGATGGCGGGATCAAGATCCTGCCGATCGCGCAGGTCGGCGCCAATGACGAGTTCACCGGTATCAAGAACGCGACACGCGACGACGTGCTCGCCGCGCACCGTGTGCCGCCTGCGCTGCTCGGGATCGTACCGGCGCAGGGTTCCAGTCTCGGCAAGCCCAGCGAGGCGGTCGACATGTTCTTCGAGCTGGAGATCGAACCGATCCAAGCGCGGCTGCTCGACATGAACGCGCAGATCGGCGTCGAGGCGGTCGCCTTCGCGCCGCGGCAGGCGCATGCGCCCGCGCCATAGTTCTGCGTCCGGCATAGCCGGGCGGGGGATGCCGGGGTCCAGCCCGGCACACCGACGAGGAGCTTCTCGCCACGACCAACGGCCATCGGCCGTCCCGCACCCGCGCGATCTGCGTGGGCGGGATCTCTACAAGGCGAGGAAATCCAACATGTACACCCTTGATTCCGTCCGGCCCGTCGCACCCGCAGCGGGCTATATCGGCGGGAAGCGCAATCTGGCGTCGCGTCTGGTCGCGATGATCGAGCGCATCGACCATGACGGTTATGCCGAGCCCTTCGTCGGCATGGGCGGCATCTTCCTGCGCCGCCGATCGCGGCCGAAGGTCGAGGTCATCAACGACGTATCGGGCGACGTCGTGACGTTCTTCCGCGTGCTGCAGCGCCACTACCCCTACATGATCGACATGCTGCGTTTCCGCGTCGCGTCGCGCGCCGAGTTTGAACGGCTGAAGGCGACGCCGCCCGAGACGCTGACCGACCTCGAGCGCGCCTGTCGCTTCCTCTACCTCCAGCGCCTGGCGTTCGGTGGACGGGTCAACGGTCGGCATTTCGGCGTCGACAAGACGCAGGGCGCACGGTTCAACGTGACCAAGCTGGAGCCGCTGCTGGCGGACATTCATGAGCGTCTCGCCGGCGTCGTGATCGAGCAGCTCGGCTATGCCGACTTCATCCGCCGCTATGACCGCGCCGGCATGCTGTTCTATCTCGATCCGCCCTATTGGGGGTGCGAGACGGATTACGGCCAGGACGTGTTTGGCCGCGCCGACTTCGACCAGCTCGCTGACCAGCTGGCGGGGATCAAAGGGCGCTTCATCCTGTCGATCAACGACACACCGGGCGCGCGGGCGACGTTTGCGCGGTTTCATGTCGCGACGGCCGAGACGACGTACACCGTCGGGGCGGGCGCCGCGCAGCGCGCGGGCGAGCTGATCGTGTCGAACGTTAGCAGCTAGGCTTATTACTCGTCGGGCGGCAGTTAACCAGATTCGTCCCAGATTGCCGTCTCTTACGACCGGCAATCAGGGACGACTGGCATTGATCCGCACGCAAATGTCTACAGATTGGTTGTTCGAGACTTCGAATATTGCCCCGGTTGGTGGCCGAGATAGCGGTGCTGGACGCCCGAGCGCGCACTGCGCGTGCGAACCCGTTAGGCTCGACGACCCGCACCTAAAACGAACGCATGCTTGTGTACCTATTTAGGAATTTACACCCGAAATTGACCGATCGTTTCTATATTTCACTGGTATGACAGACGATCGGGAGGTTCGGTCGTGCGGCGATTAATTTGGGGATTAGTTTCGGGTTTCAATCCGTTGAACCGGATGCGTAGACAGGTACCGCCAGTACAGCGGTATGATCCGATGCAGCGGTACGATGCCGTCCGAGCACGGTTCGACGCCGAGAGTGGGTGACCTAGCAACCTTGCCTTGTGCCGCACGGGCCGTTCACGCATGCGGCCCGAATGAACTTGCCACAGCGATACCACTCGATGATTCTATGGATTGGAGACGGAACCGGGCTTCCGGACGCGATTCTTCACATTCACGCCGGTCTGACCATCCTGATGGTCGTTAGGCTTATTAGCCGTCGGTCGCTGGGCACCTTTATTCCGTTCGCATTTGTCATCGTGGCCGAGTTGGCCAATGAGACTATGGATTACCTGACTTATGGCGTGCGCTGGGCGGATACGGTTTCTGACCTTGGCAACACGTTCTTCTGGCCATTCGTCATCAGCCTTGCCGTGCGCCTGCGGCCAATGGCCAGCAGCGATCATCGGCAATTGCTCTGACGCGCCGGATCTGTTCTGACGCACCCTTAGCTTTAGAGCAGCTTGGCCGCCAAATCTGACTGCTGCACCCCGAATTCCTGTGAGAACCTTGCCTCGCCTTGCCTCGCCTTGCCTCGCTTGCGGATCTTTTAGATCTCTTTTGGGTGCGGCCCAAATCTCAAACGACCCCTTGAAAATTGCGGTTTTCTCCGCCCTTCTGGTGATCATCCGCTGATCCAAATTGACGCACCTACTTGGCGTTTCGAACGCCGTACCTGACGTCCCGCGTCTTGACCAAAGCTGCCATTCCGCTCCCGCCCATTTGCGGACGATCGATGACCGGTGAGGCGTTCCTGATTGCAGCCGTTCGTTCAGCGAGTCTCTGCTCATCTTCTAGTCGAGAGCACGCATTTGCTGAGAAACCGGTCTTCTGTCATCACGGCCGCCTAAGCGAAAAGGTGGGGCATGCCGGTGATGTTTTTCCAACTAACACTCGCAGGCGCCTTTGCGACAATGGCCGCTCAAGCCACCACGCATCCTCCTCCCCCGTCGCCTCCCGCCTCCTTCGAGGCGTTTGAACCGACTGTGGGAGAGCAGCACCTCTTGGTCAGGTGCGGGGCAGAGAACCTAGATGTGCTATATCGTTGGCTTGACCGCGGTAACGAGGTCGTGTCGTTCAGGTTCTGGCGTAAGTCGCTTTCGGTGGAGGAGCTAGCGCGCTTGAACACTTGGTTGCGCGAGTTGCGCAGCCCGGCTGTCATCATCACGTGGTGCAACCCGTTCGGCGCCGACGTGATTTTCGAGGAAGCCTACACAAGGCTGTCCGGAGATCGAAAGCGCGTCCGAATTAACTTCGCATACGGCCGCCTCTCCCGCGTGAGTGCTTAGTCGTGTAATTCGGCACTACTGATGCGAACCTCATAGCTTTGCATCAAGCCGGCGCGACAGCCGACACTACCGGCGGGCCCTTGGCAGGCAGCGTGACGCCCAATGAGGTAGCGCACCATCGGATTGCTTTCTGGTGTATTTCAGACCAGCCGCCCTGCTCGCGACGAATTCTGCACACAGTCTGAGCGGCGGGAGAAAAGTAGACGACGACTTCACGGCCATTAGCCGCGTGCCGAGCCCTAAACTGCAATTTTGCGCCGGGGCTCGAATTGACTGGATCTTGCGGGCTCCAGGAAATTAGGCCTTCGGCTTCGACCAACTGAGCCGCAAACTCTTCTCGTGACATGTCTGCTGACGCCTCAATCGTCTCCGCTACCATTTTATCGGGGTTCGGCAGGGTCGTATTGAAGGTGGCGATAACGTGCAGCCTCTCGGCAGCGACGGTCAGCATTAGAAAAGCTATTAACATGTTGCAGGTCCCACGACAGGCACGTGGAGATTGTCGTAATTGGGCGCTTTCGGCAACCGCGGGTTGTGACCGAAGCTGGGTGCTCCGAGCGCCGTAAGTTTCTGCTTTTGTGATTCACATCTCACAAATTCGGCATTGTCCAAAGGACGGAAGGAAACTTGGGCATACACCAATGCGGACAGCTGATGCAGTTGGCGGGCGCATTCGGCGGCAGATTTCTCGGAGTGCGGCCCCGAAAGCTGGCAGTCCGCTTTCCACCAATTCCGGTCGTTCCGCTCACGCCCAATTGCAGACGCTCAGAAGCGACTGGCAATTTCCTGATTGCCGCCTTTATACCACGCAGGTGTGCGGCGATACGAAGGCGGTACGCAGCCTAATTAAGCGTGAATCATGGCCACTGTACCAAGCACTCATGTTGGCGGACCATTCGGTCAGCTACCGCTAATTGCACCAAATTTCGGCACGCATTCCACGCTGGGAATATTGGCAGCCCTATCGATATTCGGTGTCGTTTTTTGGGGCGCGAGATGGGCAGGGCTCACAAAGCGCCATGCGTTATGGAACTGTAGAGGTGCCACGTTCGCTCTTGATCTATCGTTAGTATTTGGCGACTGAGAGACCGAGTGCTCCCGTTTCAGTTTGGGAGTCTCTTATGTCGGTTTACTATTTCGAGATAGCTGATACCGAACCAGCCATTCCTTGTGTCGGCGAAGAACTGCCTTCAATCGCTTCCGCTCGCTGCTTTGCGTTAAAATACGCGGGTCGGCTTATATGTGAGCAAGGACCGGCAATTTGGAATGGCGAAGATTGGGTAATGACTATTACGGACGCTAACCGCCTTACGTTGTTTACAATTCTCGTTTGCGTGACGGCTGCACCGTCCACCATGAAATTCGGTTTCGGAGATTCCGAACAGCG